GTTTACCAGCGTCATCACAACAGCAGATGTTGGATAAACATATGCAATCGGGTTTTCCCAGATGCAAATTGACGTTGTTTCCACAAGAGGCTGATATCCAAAAATATTGATCTGAGAGTGCCCGGATATTTGACCCCGGGCAACCTGAAGCTCAAACGGCTCCGTCATTCCGACTTGCGTTATGGACCGGATCGCATGGGCCATGACCGTGGCCTACGAATAGAACACGGTCAAAGCCGATACATTGGTGGCGGCCGAGATATAAGGATCACTTACGGACAAAATCCCATCTGATGGGATGTTTACCGAATGGGTGTCGTCCGCCTTGAAATCCAAGTCAAGGATCGTGGCCCCACCATCACCGTCCGTAACAGTCAGGCGTCCGGCCCCAACATTGGAGACGGTCACCTGAACCTGACGGATCCGAGCCCGGCCAACGCCAACAGCGCCAGTGCCTGTCAGACGCTTCGTTTTGATGTCTGAACGAGACATGTAGCTCTCCTATTTCATCTTGACGCCACTGCGGTTGCCAGCTCGGGGATTGCCGCTTCTCTTGGGCTTTGGCGTGTCATCCATTGAACGGCTAACACGCTTGGCATTGCGACCCTTCAAGTCCGAAGGCTTTTTTGATTCCGAAGGCTTGACCTTAACACCACTGCGATTGCCTGCGCGGGGGTTTGTCGTCTTAGAGCGGTCCTTGCTGGGGCTTTCCGACAGCAGCCCACCAAAGGTTTTCAAGGTGGAGAGCTTGCTGTTGTAGCCCTCTGGAGAACCCTCTGAAGGCTTACGCTTTGGCATTGACGGGCGTTCCTTTGGGACTGGGGCCTTCTTTGGAGCAGAAGACGCCTTTTTATCGGAAGCCATATCGGTTGAATATATCTTGCCCTTGAAGGGGAACGTCTTGCCGGGGCCCAGTTCTTTGTAGGCAGCGGCAAACGCTTTACCGAACTCTGATGTTGCCATTATCGTACTCCTTATGCGGCGGCGACAGCGGTGCCTGCAGCAGAAATCCAGTCGGAGCCGTCGTTGACAGCTAGAGTTGGCGCGCCAGCAAGGCCGTCAGAGACATAGATGATGGTGCCGATGGCATAGTCGCCAACAGTTGGAACAGTCGCTACGGTGTATGTGGGAGCGACAAAGCCGTTGGTCGAAACGACCGGGCCAGTGAACGTGGTGTTCGCCATTGTATTACCCTTTGCACAAGGTTTTGCTTCGCAGTCTGTGCAACGTCAGGTGGGCGATACCTGTCTACGAAGCTGATGTGGTGCCCATGCCCAAACAATACATGAGCCTTGAACAAAAAGAAAGGGCCACTTGCGTGACCCTTTCTCCGTTTGTCTTCGCTTTGCGCTTATGCGCCGGGCGAACCGAACACGGCGCGCGGATCCGAGAAACCGAAGCTGTAACGCTCACGGGCCTTGAAGCGCATGTTGCCTGTGTCGAAGTCGGCTTCCATCCCAGTCGAGAGCGGGGTGCGCTCGAAGTGGATGAACCCACGAGGAGCGTCCGTCATGATGAAGAACGCATCCGGGTCGGTCATGAAGTCGTTGACCGCGTAGCCCTCGGGCAACATACCCATCGAACGCAGAGCGTTGATGTCGTTGTCCGCGGTGCCGACACGCAGGTTGGACACCATCAGGCGCTCTGCAACGAATTGCAGCTGCCGTGGGATGATCAACTTGGTGCCGCGCAGGGCGACTTTCAGGCCACGCTCGTCAACGAAACCAGCGATGCTGATCAGAGCGTCCTCGAGCGAGGTCTCGTTCAAGTCAGCAGCGGTGCTGGGCTCGTTAGCAAACGATCCACCGTTGGTCAGCGGGTGATCCGTAGCGCAGAGCGCCTTGGTGTCACCGCCAGCATACTGACCAGCCGAGAAGGCGTTGTTCAGGATGGAGGCAGCTTTTACCTGCTTGGTGTGAGCCATCGAGCGGGCAAGGGCTTTCGTGTAACGGCTGCCGAGGCGGTCGTACAGATTGTCCTCAATGGCTTCCTCGGTGATCGAGAACGCCAGCGCGACGGTTTCATGGTTATACCGAGCGGTGTAGGCTTCCTGTGCATCGTCATAGGCGATGCCTGAGCCTTCCGATTTAGTTGGTGCCGAGCCAAAACCCGACAGCATCACTTCTTCCTCGAATGCACGATCCGAAGACTCGGTGGTGAAGATTTCAGCATGCTGGTTTTCGTAACGAGCATACTCCATGCCGAACAGGGCGTTAAGACCGGGTTCGAGCTCTTTCGCCAGTTGGGCGCGATTGATGGCCATTCCTATTTCTCCTTACGCCACAGTGCCTTCAGAGTTGGCCTGCAGCAGCGCGTGATTGTTAAACATAACAATCATTTGAATGCCAGCAGCCGCGAAGTCCTGCGTCTCTGGATCCTCGTAAATGCCGAGAATCTTCAGGGGCAGGGAGGAGTCCGACGCGTCAAGCGTCGCAACATCCATCGAAGCCGACGAGTTGCCCGTAGTCGTGCTACCGGAGGTTCCGGTGTTGAACTGGGTGCTCTCGAAGATCGCGGCCTTAGCGGTCGCGCGGTTCGTGAAGGTCGCGTCGGTTGCCAGCACAAAACGCTGCACGGGGTTGTCATAGACATAACCCACGATGTCAAAGTTCGTGTCGGCGCCCGAACCGGGCCAGTATTTTGACCAGACTTTTTTGCCAGTCACAGATGAAACGTATTCACAGCCTGCAAATGCGCCAATGTGCTTATAGGTGTCACCGGAAGCAGAACCAGTGATGGCAATGGTGCCATCGTTGGTCACGATAACCGGAGACCCCTGATAAATCGCACTTGCGCCAGAGGCAATAAAATACGCGTTGGTTCCGTTGCTGTTGGGTGCCCCACCAGCAAGGTTGATCGGGCGAAGCCCGAACGCACCAGATGCGTTAGCCATAGACGTTGCTCCTTAATCAGCCGGACTTTCGTCCGCCAAAAGATACCCGACTTTGCCGCTTGTTTGAAATGGGCATTGAAGGGTGTTGCTCTTTCATCAGATCCTGATCGACAGCTACCATTTGTTCGCGGGTCCGGTTCCCGTAATACTCGGATCTTTCTTCGGCAGTTTCAACAGGGACTCGTGTCAGCATCAAACCCCCATTACCAATGATTCCAGCATGCTTGCCGTCGTCAATGGTAGGTGCTTGGAAGTCAGGATGTTCATCCGCACGAACAGGCTCATAGCCTTCACGCAAGCGGTTAAACACATTCGACTGATCCTCTTCGCCCCGAAGAGCGGTTCGGACCCAACGATGCTTGTATCCTTCTGGCGCCGGAGGCGCATCCAAGCGGGAGGGCGGTGCCCAAGGTTTGCGGCGCGAAGTTGTTTCGCGGGTTGCGCCTGCGCGCGGGGTTCTATCGGTCATTCTCTCACTCCTTCACATACTTTGCGTATTCCTCGAGAGGAACATTCAGACGTTTGGCCATTGCGACCTGTGAGGCCGTGAGCTTTACCGATCTGCGCCCCTGTTTTGCAGGACTGCGGGAAGCTGAGGAGACAGCAGAGGCGACCTGTGCTCCATTACCCGATTTTTTCGACGACGGAAACTTGTGGGGAAACTCGTCACGAATCCGTTTGTCGAGCTCAGTATAGTATTCATCGCTTCCTGCGTCAAACCCTTCGTCTTGGGTCAGGGTTGCATCGATGGCAAATGCCGCCGAAGTCAAGATTCGATCCTTACCAAACCACTCGTTCCGCTCCGCCCACTTCTGCGCCCGGGGGTCCGGACGTGGCTGTTGTGGCTGGGCCTGTTGTGGCTGGGCCTGTTGCGTCTGAACAGGTTCTTTCTCTTCGCGCTCAATCCGAGCCTTCGCTAGGCGATGACGTTCCATTTCGGAGTTGATGCGTGTCAGCTCCTCTTGGGCGTTCATCACCTCATCGGTGTCGCCGCGATCATACGCGTCGCGATACTTCTGTTTGGCTGTGTTCAGTTCCACCTGCAGTCGATTGCCGTATTCGGTGACATAACCACGGTCGAGGAGTTTGAGGCGCTCTTTGAGCTTTTTGTTTTCCTCATACGCCTGTTGGGCAAAGCGTTGCGCCTCTTGGCGGTCACGCTCTTCCTTGCGGTATTTTTCGGTCAGTTTGTTGATACGGGTTTTGACGTTTTTGCTGTAGCTTTCAAGCTCGTCTTCACCGCCAGCCGCTTCAGAGACCTGCGCCTCATCCGTGTCTTGCGACTCTTCAACGTCTATCTCAACTGCATCGTCAAGCTCTGTGTCCAGTTCTTCCTTGGCCATCTATGCCTCACACATGTTGGACGTCGGTGGGCTCAGCAATCGTCGCAATGACCTCATCGTCATTGATGATGCGAACTTCCCCGCCGTCAATTTTAAATCGCGAGCCAGCATAGCGACCTATGCAAACCCATTGTCCTTCCTCGCACCACTGCTCAGGATTATCCCCAAACTTGTTCGGGTCTTTGTAGGCCAGCGGGCCTAAACGCAGGACGTAGGCAACAACCGTCGCCAGCGACTCACGCTCTCTAACCTGATCAGGGATATACAGACCACCAGAGGTCTTGGCCTTGCCCTGATAGGGCATAACCAAAAGA